CTATAAGATTCCATCCATCTTGATTCTTGTGAGTAACGAGAGTCGTATGAGTAATTAAATTTATCTCTAATATAAGAAGACAATGTCATCTTTTGTTTGTCTTCTAATTCCATTTCTAGTTCTGTTTCTGTAGTTTGTTCTTCATCCATGTTTAATATCCAAATACCTGATCAGCAGGTTTCCAAGGTTTTTTCCAATCTGTGTTGGAAAAGTCATACAACCCTCTAGGAGTTGGTCTAGACATAATACCATAACGTAGTGCATCATATCCGTGGTCATAGTCTATTTTAGTATTCACATCTTCAGGATTATTTTTATCTAAAGGTATTTGTGGTAATTCTGATATAAGTTTAACACAATTTGAAAAAAATTCAACCCCTGCTTCTCCTGTTTCTTCATCTACTCTTAATAATCTATGTATTTCATTTTTACCTGAAACACGACTTCCTTTACTTCTATCGGACTGTCTCCATCGACATCCTCTTAATATCATTGTTTCTGCTATAGAAGGGCCTGTTTGTCCTCTGTTGTGCCAACAAGATGAGTCAAGAACACCATACCAAATTTTATCATCGTTTTCTCTTTCAGTAGTTAGTATCAAATCTGCTAACTCTTCTGCTGTTTTTTTCTGTGCATAAAGTTCTCTATATACAATTAATTTATTATCTGGCCTTACTGCTACCCATAAACATGCTGACCAACTTGAGTATCCGTAATCACATGTTCTAAATCTTTTCCATGAAGTAGGAACATTATAAGGTTCTACTACATGTATATCTCTATTAAACTCTGTAAAAGCAGCACCCTCTGCTATATCCCAAGACCCTTCTAATAACTGTTGTCTTTGTACTTCAGGTAAAGATAACAGGTTTGCTTCGTACTCTCCTGCCTTAGAAAGGTAAGGATTGTCTGTAAGTTTAGCAGGTATAAACCTTCTTTTAAATAAAGGGCTACCTTCTTTTTCATGTCCTTTAGGATAAGTTAATACTTTTCCATTTTCTATATCTGTTGCCCAAAATGATGAGTTATAAGAAGCAGGATCAATAAACATCTTTTTAACCCACATATGACCAGGACCACCTGGGTTTGTAGTGCCTCTCATATACGTAGGTAAATCATTATCTACAGTACGTAAACGAGAACGTAAATAGTTCCAAGCATATGGTGTACCATACTGAGTAAGCTCATCTACACCTATCCAAGTAAAGGCCTGTCCTTGGTATCTTAAAACGTCTTTATCTTGTTCAAGATATGTCATCCATATTCTAGCACCAGAGGGAAATGTCCATAAAGATTTTCTTTCACTCCATTTAGCACCAGGAAATACTTTTGGATATAACTCCTGACTTTTCTGTACTAGTTCTCTTAACTCGTCATTTGTTCTTCTAAGTAAAAGAGCACTATGATTAGGATGATTACAATATCGCAACACATCTGCTAATAAAGCGTAGGATTTACCTCCACCTGCCGCACCACCATATAAAACTTCTTTTTCGTTAGCCGCTAAGAAGTCTGTCTGTGGACCACTGTTAGGTTGAAATACAATATTTTTTTCTTCTTCGATAACTTGTAAATCATCCTTAGTTTCGACTATATTAGCTCTAACTAGTGGCTTCCTTTTGGCTCGAATAAATTTCTGCTTCTTTGATGAGATCTTCTTGCGTCTCTGTCCTTGCCTTGGCTTTAACTCGTTTCCATCTAATAGTTGCTGCTTTTTTATTTCGTTCACTTTCATCCTTTTTTAACATTTTAAATAGAGCAACATGAGATATATATCTACCACTTTTTGCTGATAACCATTTAGCTACTTCACGTAGGCTAGATGTTTTAGCATGTTGTTTAGCTATATCTAATAGTTCTTGTTGTTCTGGTATGCTTCTTAGTAAATCTTTTGAGTTTTCTACAAGTTCCCAACCAAAAGGAACAGTAGAACCTAATTTTCTTTTATATTCAATTTCCATCTACTTCTTCTTCTTCTTTTTTAGAAGGTAGTATAAACAAACCAGATGGAGTGTTTACTTCTATCTTTTCTTGTTTTACTACTCCTGCTCTATCTAATACATCTTTTGCTGCAGTGAGTTTATCTCTATTACCTAATTCAGTAGGATCATCAATAATGCCTGTTATTGCAACTGCTGCTTTAGGTGCATGCATAGATAGATATTCTTTTGAAGCTTGCAATATTTCTTCATTAAGATTAGCTGTAACATCTCTCCAAGTAGTATTAGAACTATAGCCTGCTATATCCATTGCTAATCTATGATTACCCATTGCTTCACCAAATAAAGCATCTATAAATTTTTTTTGTTTTTCTGTTAGTTGTTTTGACATTTAGAATCCTGTTGAATACTCTTCTACAAAAGCAGTAACTGTTATATCATCAGCTGCACCTGCTGTTGCAGATAAAATATCTCCTGTATCAAAATAGATAGGAGAATCAGATATAACTAAAAAATCATTTGTTGCTATGCTTTTATCTCCTGTTAATGCAAAGTGAGTAGAAGCTGAAGCATCAAAAAATTCTAATTTAACTGTAGTAGCAGAAGATGCATCTACATTTGCTATTATAATAGAAGTAATTACAGCTCTAGATAAACTAGGAGTTGTATAAATAGTAGTTCTATTTGTAGTAGATAAAGCTACTGATTGTGATTTAAATACAGGTATAGCCATTTATTTTTTAAGACCAAATACACATTTTTTACCAGTAGGAGAATCTACTTTAAGAGGTTTACCACCTTTACGATATCCAACATGCATTATCTTACTTGTTTCATTAGCATATTGTTTAGCTTTTCTTTTACCATCGTCAGTGTAAGAAAATTTTTTATCTCCAACCATTGGCATAATGTTTATCCTTTACTCAGTTTTTTCTTTAGTTTTAATAGTAATATCTAGGTCTTTACCTTTTGGTGCAGACGCTGTTAAAGATATTTGTGACGCAGCACAACCTATTAAACTTAAACTTAATACAAATACAATTATTAAATTTTTCATTTTTTTCTCCTTACAATTTTTTTTCCTGCTTTTTTATTACGAGGAAATGATCTATTTTTATTTCTTGATACTACTCTAAGATTACTTTTATTATTATTTTTAGGATTACCATCTTTATGATCTATATCTTTTTTATCACCTTTAGTTACTTTACCTTTACGTAAAGCAGCTCTTCTTACTTTATTTCTAGATGCTCTTCTTTTTTTTTGATCATCTTTACTATGGTAATTTTTGTATTCTTTTTTATAGTTTCTAGACATGCTAGTCCTTATATAAATTATTAAAAGTTATATGCGGATCAGTGTAGCTTTCATGCTCTTCGCTACTATGAAGCCATTGACTAGGAGCAAAATCAGGAGCTCCCTCTCCAGTAACCCATAGTGCAGGATTAGTAACTCTAACTCTATTGTTAGGTAACGCTACTATGTTTCCTTTCCATTGGCCTTCAGTCAAGTATAGTACATGACTTTGTTTGTGTTGATCTGGACTATCAGCTATCTCATCTTCTGTATAATCTACAGTAAAGATATACTTAGCTAAGTAAAACTCACCATCTATCTTGGCATACCAAGGGGATGATGATGTTCTATCCATTACAACAACTGAGTGTTGTCTTGACATGCAATCCCATGGTTGACACAAATGATTTTCCATTCTGTCAGGCCATTCATCTAGTGGTATGTCAGCAACTAGACCTTGTATTGGCATTCGAGCCCACATAGCACCACCGTGTACATTAGGCTCATCATCTTCAGCTTCACAACCAGTAAATATAATCTGAAAAGATAATGATCTATCTGGTATACAATTTACTGCTATTACTAATCCATGTAGAAATTCACCATGATAATTTTGGTGATTAGCTGTAAATTCTTTTCTTACCCATACTTTAAAGTAGGGTACATTCGATATAAGATTTGGCATAGACTATTTCCTCCTAGTCGTTACCCCACCCCTTTTCATTCGTAGACTGTCAGCAGCTCTTCTTACTTTTGCCATGTCTACACCAGTAGCTTCTTTTATATACTCATCTCTTTTTTTATTTCTTTTTATTCCTTTTGCTCTTTTAGGTACTCCGCCTTTGCTATATCCTTTTGCTTTTTTAGTAACAGATTTTCTCATGCCACCTTTAGCCATACCTTTAGCAGTTTTTCTCATGCCACCTTTAGCCATGCCTTTAGACTTTTTACGTATTCCACCTTTAGCCATACCCTTAGCAGTTTTTCTCATTCCGCCTTTAGCCATACCCTTAGATCTTTTACGCATTCCGCCAACTGCCATACCTTTAGCTTTCTTTTTAGCTGTTCCGCCTTTTTTATAGCCTTTAGTTTTTTTCATAGTTCCACCTTTCTTTAAGTATCCCATTTTATTTCTAACAGTCTTAGGTAGTTTACTAAGACCTTTACCTTTACTTCCTGTAGGTACTCTCTTCATTTCTTTTTTCTCCTTCTAGTAGTTTTTTTCTTTCTTACTATAGTTTTTACATTAGTGGGTTTACCACCTACACCTTGTGCTTTAGATCTTTTTCTAGACACTGCACTTTTTCTTTGTGCAGCTGTCATACTTTTAGCTTTAGATCTTGGTACACATTTAGGGTAAGATCTTTTACTTTTACTTGCAGACTTTCTACCACAAGCTTGGAACTTACCTTTTTTCTTGGGTGCACCTATGTCAACCCAATCTCCTTTAGGTCCTTTACCGAACCATGCTGTTAATCCTCCTGTAGGTTTAGCCATTACTTTTTCCTAGTTTTTCTTATGCTATCTTTACCTTTCTTAAATATAGTAACTACAGCATTTTTACCCATTACTTTTGCTCGTTGTTCTCCTACAGTTAGTATCTGTATTTTTCTAGCAAAAGGTTTTTTAGATCTTTTAACTTTCGCAACTGTAGCTCTAGCATCTGCAGGAGTAGCAAACTTTATTCTTACAGTATCTTTAGGGTTTTCATCTGTGTATAATCTTCTTCCAGAACCCTTTGGCTTTTTACCTGTGCCTACTTTAGGATCTTTTTTTTTCTTTTTTCTAGCCATTTATTTTTTAGGTATTAAATGTTTCTTTGGTTTTTTATATCTTTTCTTTTGATCTTTATTTATACCTGATAAAATTCTAGCCTGACTTGCATGTAGTTTTGATGCTTTTTTTAAACCTTTAATTACTTTATTTAGTTTCTTAGTATAGTGCATTATTTATATCCTCCACCACGTTTTTTATAAGTACGAACTAACCACCCATTAGCATATGCTGACGGATACACTTTAAACTTTCTTTTAGCTTCTGCTTTTACTCTAGCATATAATGCAGGGTTAGTAGGTTTTGCACCTTTTTTCTTAGTTGTTTTCTTTTTTTTCTTTGCAGCCATTTAACATTTCCACCTTCTTCTTGCTTGTCTAATACGAGAGTTCGGATTGTTTCTTGTTTTAGCTGAACTTCTCTTTAGTTGTCCTAGTGATCTAGCACAATAAGACTTTCTTCTTTTTGCAGCTTTACTTCCTTTTTTAACTTTGCCAGTAACTGCCGTTTTTAATTTAGAACCAGGATTAGCTTTACGATACGCAGCTACCCCCTTCTTTGTCATACCTGCTCCAGACTTAGTAGGTCTAAAATTAGCACCTTTACCCTTTGTGGTTCTAGGTATATTCTTAGCTTTCTTTCTTGCCATATTTTAGCTGCCTTTTAGTATACCACCAAATAAATAATATGTTAAATGGTAATACGTAAAAAAACAAATCCCCTTTACTTTCTATTAACGATACTAACCCAATATATAAACTTAATACACCAAGTACGCACGTAGTAATTTTAAATGCTTCATACATCCTTTATCCTGTGTGAGGGTGCAGAATGTATCCACACCCTCTTACCCAAAAGTTTCCTTTTATCTGATTCAGTCATCTTCCTAGTGGAATCACTGGATCTCAAACAAATTACTATTGACACGAACCTCGCAAGAATAAGGCCAATGAGTAGAGGGACTATGGTTTTTCTTTATCTTTGATAAAATCATACTTCTGGGCAAACCACTCAGGTACTTCATTAGTACTCCAATAACTACCGATTTCTTTATCTAATGCTTCTTCAACTTCCTGTAAGGTAGGTACTCTACCCAACTTAGCAATAAAATCTTTGTCCTCACGCATTGCAGCCCTAATATAAAAAACTCTGGAATGAGGTAGGTGAATACCTGTTCCCCTTCCACCTTTTATTAAGTGCCTATAAAACTTCTCTAGTAAGTTAACATACATATCTTTTTTTTGCGTTTTGTCAAGTTTATTTCTATATCTTTTACCTATCAGGTTTACTGGGTACTTTTCAGTCATTTTATACCCTTTAAAATTTTGTTGTTGACAAATCTGATAAACCGAGTATAACTGTATCCAACTAAGTTGGTGGGGTTATAATACCCAACCCTCCGTTTATATTCATCTAGTGATTCACTAGGTAAGATAGATAGCACTTCACTATCTCTTTCAAACTCATATAACCTATCAGCCACTCTATAGAGATCCATTGATGCTGCACTTGATTTAATTAAGTTAGCTTTCATAGATATAATCTCTACATTACCTTCAACATAACCTATTTCAGGTATTATTCTATCTAGAGATGGTGAGCTTAGATTCCAACCTTTTCTTTTATCAGTTTTATAAGCTAATTTAATCTCTGGAAAGTAAGGACAGTGTTTTTTAGCTATAGTTCTTATATAATCTATATGTAAATTAAACCTAAGTTTCTTAATTCGTGCTCTATTCTTAGCACTTCTTAGCATTTTGTCTAATTTATATTCAATAGGATCAGCATTCATTCTTTTTTTATGCCAATTCTTTAAATATTCAGCTTTTCCATTCACCATGAATAAGTATTTTAAATTGATTTGTACCTAGTGTCAACTTAGTTAACAACATATTCCCTAAAATTATTAAAAATACGTAGGTATAAACTGCTTAACACCTGAAATACCAAATTTTATGTAAGATAGGTATATACGTACGTGGTGGGGTGGCATGGCTCATACGCCTGCCTGCGTGTGTAACTTACTGATATTGCGTATATACAGCGTTATGCACTTGTTACACACTTGGTAATCACCTAGCTACACAAATTACACACCTTACACAACTTGGCCAAGCATTGTTGCATAAATAACACTATTTAAATGTTGGGTGATAACTGTTGTAAATATGTACCTATTTTTTATGTAGTTTTTAAGTAACTGTTACCAATTAGCAACAATTAAAAACCCTATCCCTTTACTGTTGTTTTAAAACCACACCCACCTAGTATATACAATATAATATATACCTCATAGCTATTTAGTTTATAATCATTCTAAACTAAGTAATACTATTTAACCCTATTTAAAAAATGAATGGTAAAACCTAAGGTGAGCAAGGGTTTCAAGCCATGATGTAAATTTTTGTAAGGTGATTTGTTTTTTATGTTTTTTTAAAATGGCTATTTTCTGCTATTTATTAACAAATATAAAATAAATGTTTTACAATGTTTTAAAAAGTATTATAAATGTAGTTATGAGAAACAGTAAAAGAAATAAGAAACAAAGAAGGAATAAAAAGTTAAAGCATAGAGCATATAAACTTAATGATTATTTCCTTGCTTTAACTGGTGAAGATTTATTAAAAGATAATTTTAATAATGATACTAAAAAATTTAATAATTGGTTTAATTCAAAAGATACTAATATTGAACATTCTAGAATTAATAGACAAGTATCCAACAGATTAAAAAACCATGCTTACAAAGAATTAGAAAATTGTGAAAAGCTAGGTATAAAAATACATGAATTTGAAAAATATAAAAAAGGTTATGACGAAACTTTAGATGCTAAAATTGATACTTTTAGAAGTACAATTAAAACTGTACACTTAGAGCAATATAACAATCCTAGATATAAAACTTGCTCAAGTGTGAATAGTTTTAATAAATATTATAAATAAATCTAGAAACACTTTAAATAGTAGTACGCTAGATCAATAAGATTTAAGAAAGTATATTGATAATATACTATTGATATATTTTCTTAATTGGTGGCTATGGTTTTACTATCATAGCTTTTTTTTTAACTTTAAAAATAGGAAAAAAAATGGGTTCAAAATATATAAGATTAAGAAACGTTCTTTTAAATGCAATAAAAGAAGATTTAAAAAATAATGATTATGATAATTTTGATTTATCAAATTATAAAAATTTGAGGTTGGTGGTTTTGAAAGTATTGAATATTGGTTAAGTGGTTTAGCTTTACCAATTCCATATTGGAATGAAGATATAGAAAATTTAGGATTGTATCCTAAAACATATTTTAGTGATTTAGCATATACATTAAAAAAGGAGGTTGAATAATGATTATGAATAATGAAGAGGATTTTGCTTATACCATTAATGATTTATGGAAACAATGGGATGAAGGCCAAATTACAAAACAGGAATTTAATAAACAAATTTCACTAGCTATTGCAGAATTTAACAAAGAGGTAAAAAAATGAGTGAATTAGAATTTATGAGTTTATGTGGTGAATATCTTATTGACGTTGGAATTGCTTTAGAAGATGACAATATAAGAGAAGCATTAAAAAACAAAGATGATGAAAAAGTAAAAGAATTATTATTAAACGAATTTTAAAAGGAGAGGTTGAATAATGGTTGATAATATTGAAAAAGAATTAGAAATACTTTGGGAATTTATGCCTGAAAAATATTATAATGAGATAGCTAAAAAATTATTATCTCATGGCATAAAAGAAACACAATCAAAATATTGGGTTAAAGATTTAATTACTAAAGGTGATAAAAAAGATTTAGATTGGAATTATCTAAAATTTATTAATAGTAAAAAACTTAATGAGGTGAAAAAATGAGTACTATTACAACATTAAAAGAAGCTAAGGAAGTTACAGGAGGTGGAGTTACTAATCAAAATTCTAAAATGCCTGAATATAATTATGATTTATCGGCATGGGATTGTATTAAGGGTTCAAAACTTGTCCAGGTTGAGGGTTCAACTTGTGAGGGTTGCTATGCTCAAAGAGGTAATTACTTACGATATAAAAATGGTTCAGTTGGTAAATCTCATAAGAAACATTTGGAAAGTTTATATAATCCTAAATGGGTAGAGGGTATGGCCTATCAAATGAAACATTACAAAGTAAAATATATGAGGTTTCATTCAAGTGGTGATTTACAAAGCTATGAACATTTAAAAAATATCGTGGAGGTTGCCAAGTTATCACCTGATACAAAATTTTGGATACCTACACGAGAGATTGGCTTTATAAATCAAGCTAAAAAAGAGAGGTTAAATATGCCTGACAATATTGTGTTCAGAGTTTCAGCACCCATGAAAAATGGTAAACTTAGGAATGAAACTTTCAAGAATACATCAAGTGTAATAACTGATAAAAAATTCTTAGGCAATTCTTGGTCATGCCCTGCACAAAATCAAGGTGGTGCGTGTATGGATTGTCGTAAGTGTTGGGATAGCAATATATCCGATGTTGCATATCCTTTTCATTAATTCGGATAAAATAAATAGGAGATCAAAAATGATTGATTGGAACACAAAAACAAAAAAATTCTTAGTTGGTAAGACAGTTAAAACTGCTC